TTTTAATATATCTGGCGAGAAGTTGTTGTATGAAAATTCCATACGATCAACGATCTTCACCGCATCACCACCAAGTTTGTCAATTGCTACATAACCTTCTGGTCCTGTAGTTTTATATCCATTACGTGTTTTAACAAATGTCTTTGTTTTTGACAATCTGTTGAGTATATTTATAAGTTTTAGTTTCGCTAAAACTAATAATTTTTGTAAATCGAACATTAATTTTAAAGATATTTTGTTTTTATTTGAAAAGAATTTGAGTATTTCGTCACGCTTTGCTGTCTGTGCTAACTTACCCTTTTCAGTCTTACGCTTATCTGCTTCTTTTTGATATCGCGCACTAATCCATCTCATTAACCCACTGACATGTGTAGTAGTGTTTTTTATTATCGTTCCTTTTCTTACGAACGTGTTGTTATATGTTTCAATAAGGCGTGATAGTTCTTGATTAGATTCTAACTCACGAAGAGTTGTACCACTAATTTTATTAAAGATTACGCCTGCTTGACTAAGATAGTCATTTACTTCATCTGTGTCTGCTTCGCTCATTGTTAATTTTGTTAAGTCACGCAGCATAGCATCTTGCGACCATACGTTCTTGCTTTTCTTTAATTTACTTACATCCACTCCGTAGGATGCTTTCATTGATTCGAATGTGTTTCCTTTGTATGTGGTGTGCCAGACAATCCCCATCTTCGATTGTGCGATAGCTTGTGCAGCTGGCGTACCTGCGGGGACAGCATACATAATAGTATTCGGATGGAATGTAACATACGAATCTCCTTTAATTTTTTTGGTTTTAACGTCACCTGCACCGAATAAAAAGTCTCCTTGGATAACTCCTTTGATTCCGAGGGCCGGTAGGTATTGTAGTGCTTCTTTTAATTTAAGAGCAAGATCGCCACTAGTATCAGCATCAACATCTGCAGCAGTCTTATATACCTTTGGATTTTTATTAAAGATTCCTTTTTTAGCAACAAAGAACTTACCGTCACGAGGATCAGTACCAGCAAAGATAGCTGGAGCGCCGTCCCACTTGACACTAATGTTTCCATCGTGGCTTCCCTTTAACATATCTCTTAATGAACGAAGTGCAAGTATAGCCTCGCGCGTACCTTTGACCCCACCGTAGATAACCTTATCCTCGATGTGAGTCATGTGCGTGTTCTTTTGTTCTGTTATGAATCCTTCAAAGGCTTCCATTATCGTTTTACCTTCATCTTGAATCCTAGTTTGTTACCAGCTGCATAACCAGCCCAGCCGAATTCAAATTCTGCGTCTTTAAAATAATTGTTTTTAAATGTAATTCCAGACTTTCTTACGTCTACGTTTACCTGGATAAGAGTCACCTGTCTTGCGACTCGTGTTAAAGACTCTTTAATCTCTTTATCTGCGTTTAATATTTTCCATATAGATTCACCAAGAGGAGATATAACCAATCTGAGTTTATCAGCGCCTTGAAGAGTTTTATCTTCTAGCTTCATGTTCAATGTTTTCCAGAAAGGCTTGAGTTCGGTAATAAGTTCGGCGTTTGTCTTAGAGTCAGTGTACGCTTTAACTGTCTTGAGATTTACATTCTTAACAGATGTTCCCATTATCTTAGCAAGTTGCTTAATACTGTCTGTGTCCCGGTACTTATGAAGTTCAATCATCTGTTCTTTCATAGGTAACGTGTTCACTAACTTAAATATATTCAAGGAAGGTTCTTTTGATATATCTGCAGCACTTGCTTTTTTTGCTCTATTCTCAATAGCATTAATAATATTTTGAATAGTAACTTTACCACCTCCGCCAGATTTAACAGAGATTGGATATCTTACACCGAATCGAATACCGTAGAAGTCAATCAGTGGTTCGTTACTTGCCGTCGGGAAGAATGACTGTTTAAATCTTAGTCTTTTCATTGCAAATAGTGCACTAAGTATCTCGCCATAATCTGCTGATACTTTGGCTAGATCTTTAGTAGAGAATGTGTTTTTTATGCCTGAATTATTTCTTCCTGTGGCAGCTGCATTTGCCATATCCATTAATTGATCTGCAATAGCTTTGTCGTAGTTCTTATAAAGAACGACTTTTAGTTTCTTCATAATCGAAGAACCAGTGTGAGTTTGTCCAGCAAATCCTAAGTTATCTGGGCTCAGATCTTTATTATTGAAAAGTAAGCCGCCGGTTTTACCGGCGCCGATAAAGTTATTGGCATAAAGTATCATACTTCCGAAAGGAACCTGCGGGCTTAAATCTCTAGTAGCAATGAGTACATATGTGTCAAATTTGCTAGATACGGAAGGCCCTGGATACTCTTGAATGTCAATTCCTTGTTTAGTAAGTTGATTAAATTTCTTTGGGTCTAGTGCAAAACGAATGTGATATCCGCCTCGAGATTTTGGGGCAGAAGTGAACTTTACAGACTTTAAAGTTCGAGTGAGGTAAGACTTAAAGGCACTTTGGTTCTGTAGCTTAACATCTTTTACAGACTTTATTACCACTTTAGGTCCTTCCGTGATATACGCTCGAAATCGTTGCATTGTCTTTAATTTTCCATATGGTATATATTCAGTGCTATTTATATAAAAAAAAGCCCGAGCATTACGCCCGGGCCAGTTGGAGACAACTTTAAATTTCTTAACGAGAGTAGACGTAGATGTCTGCATTCACAGCATACTTAAGAGGAAGAGATATGTTATAACGACGACCGTTATGTGCACGTGGGCCGCGACCGTGAAGTTTAACATACTGACGATGTGGATCGCCGTTTGATTTACGAATAGCATTTACATCAGAGATTGACGACCGAACAGTACGGACCCAAGCTTGATCTTCTGTATCAGAAAGATTAACGGTTCCAACGTAAGACTCATTGCGGTTTGGTTTAATGATCATTTGGTATCTCCTATTTCATATAACTATACTATCACAAGTGAAAGGGGTTGTAAACCCCCTAAATGAATTTATTCTACATATTCTTTTGATACGGTTGCTGTTACACCAAAGCCGGATTCTTCGAAGAACCAAATGCTGTTAGAAGGTGTCCATTCCATTCCAAGGGATTCACGGCGCTCATCCATTTCAGTTAGCATTGCATTGTACTGATCGTCAGTTTCGATTTTACAATAAGCTTTAGCTGATGCGAAAGCTTTTGCTTTGCTGCCAAATATGCCTGTTACACCATCTTCTGAACCGGTTACTAGATAAACGTTTTTCATGTCTTTGTCTCTTTCTTATTGTTTATACTAGTATTCTACATCATTTAAAAGGGAATGTACACGGTTAATTTCATTTTATTTAAATTATTTTACAATCCCAATAAACGTGATATAGCTTGTCGATCATCAGAAGGTATGCTTTCACCTGCTACTATATGATCAACAACTTGATTAAAGTAATATGCAGCATCTTCGTTGCCATTTTGCTCTAGCAGTTGAGCAGCGTTACTAAAGAACTGTTTCATCTTCATATCTGCCATGCCATCACCTGGTGCTGCACGATGTGTTTTACCTGCGCGTTGCATCTTTCCATCCTCCTTCTTTTAACATTCTTTGAAAATTTTCATACTGTTTAGAATTCATATTTAGTTGCGTTCTAGTTGCATCACTACTTGTGCTACGAACAGTATATCCATACATGCCTTCTGATACATAATAAACATGGTTATGGTATTGATGTACGTATTTCATAGGATCTCCTATTTTATTTACTAGACTATAATACCATAAAAAAAGGGGGTTGTAAACCCCCTAAATTCACTTTTTTATTTTATTTGAATTATTCGTCACCTCTGTATTGCGTCTTGTTGCCATAACTGTTTGCTGTACGATATGTACTGTAAGTAATAAAGATACCTGCAAGAAGAAGTGTATGCGCAATAGCACTTACACCAAATGCAATAAAGCTTCCTACGATAAAACTAAAGATAATGCACCACATCCACGCAAGGATTTGAAATGCCATATGACGTACCATTAGATTTGGAATATTTCCAAGAGGGGATTTATCCACAATCATAATAGTAGCCCAACTTTCCATTACAAAATTTTTCATAATGCTTTCTCCATTTAAGTTATTTTTAATAGAATTTGTCCTATACGGCCAACCCAGGGTAATAGAGCAAGAGCCATAAGTAGGTTCATTCCTGTATGTGCAATAGCAATTCTTAGAGTATCTCCCTTTGGCATGCCATCAGATACAAGTAATCCTGCAAGCCAAATAGTTCCTGTTGTACCAATGTTTGCACCTAACACGCAAGCAATAGCGGCTGGAAGAGGAAGTGCTCCTGCGGCTACCAAACCAAT